TCTATTCCTTGGCACAAAGTTGAACTTTAATTGGTTAGAGTAAATTATATACGTTGGTAAATAACAGCGTATATAATACTATTCTGGAACCATTGAATGGACGACAAAAAACTAAATGAGGCGTTAGCCTTTGCCAATTACAGGCTTACCCTACAGGTACAGCGTCAAAATATTGAAGCTAGGGTCGAAGCGGCTCTGTTAGTATCTTACAATGGTGCCCTTTTTAAAGCTACCCAAGAACTTATTAACTTTGTTGCGCTAAGAGTAATGCGTAACGAATCAGTTTTGGTTGAAGATAACAGTACCAATGTTATTACCATTTTAGACTCAACTGAGTTCTTAAATTTATTGCTTGCCGCATACGACTCTGCTATGCAACTAAAGCAAGACGAACAAAAGCGTTTAAAGTCAGCAAGAAGCACAGCTAAAATTGTAGGGTTGTAAAATGAGTACCCGCGGCTTCATGATGTTCGCTTATAATAACGAACAGTTAGATTACACTCAGCTAGCATTAGTAGCCGCCTACGCTATAAAAAAGCACATGCCTGACTATCCTGTAGTGTTAGTCACAAATCAACAAAGCTTAGAACATTGTAAAAATACACATGGACCATTAATGATGGCCGCTGCCTTTGATGACATTGTTTTAACTAATCCAGAATATGAACGTAACATGCGTTTACATCACGATGGCGCATATCACAGCTTTAACGCACAATTTACAAACACAAACAAGCACGACATTTATAACCTAAGCCCGTTTGATGAAACAATTCTAATAGACACAGATTACTTGTGTGGTAATGATAATCTATCAAAGTTATTTGGTGGGCAACATGATGTCGCCATGTACAGAGACGCTCGTAACTTACGATGCGAAGAGCCATTTACAACAGAACGTTGGTTGCACTATGCTGGTATTCGCATGTGGTGGTCTACTGTAGTGTACTGGCGCAAAAGTGAAGAAGCCGAACACTTCTTTAACATTTGGTCAGCTGTTAAAAAGAACTGGGAATACTATCGCTTCTTGTATAAGTTTCCTGGTACACTATATCGCACAGACTACTCTGCTAGTATTGCCGCACACATGTGTGATGGCTGGCAAGATGGCGGCTTCATTGGGCAGATTCCAAATTTTATGCGCTACCAAGATCAGCGCGATGACATTGTTGAAGTGCTAGGCCCTAATCACTGGGTAATGATGAGCAACTTACCAGAAGAGTGGAAGAACATGGTAGTTGAAATCAAGGGTGAAGATGTTCACTTAATGAACAAGAAAAGTATACTTCGTAATTACGATAAGATTATGGAGAACTTAGCATGACGTTCTTTGTAATTGTACCACCGGGTAAAGATAGATTAGCTGAAGTATCTAAAATTGACATTGGTTTTGTATTACCTGGTGCCAAGGTTGAACTTGTAAAAGTAGATGATGTGCCCTTTTCTCAACTTAAAACTATTGCTGGCTTGAATTTAGAGTCCGGCGATGTAATTTGCTTTGCTGGCCTATGTGTTCGTCGCACAACACTTGATGTAATAGAATTAGCCAAGCAAACTAAGTTAAACTATATGCCCGGAGCAGGAGTTGACCATCGTGGAGTATCAATCCCGCCAGGAAAGATTAGTGTCAGACAGCCAATTGAAAAGAATTATCAAACAGCCTGGCCGCATTTAATGATTGTTGGTGATCCAGAAACAGCTAAGTTAAGTTTTGAGTTGTTTGAAAAGCTAGATCCAGCTGACTATTGGGCAAACTACGTTCCAGATATGCCTGAACTATTACACTTGCTTGGTGTAGTCTCGTCTACCGGGTTTTGGCAAACACCAGAATGGTTTAAGTTAGTAGACCTAAGCATAAGAGATTTAGAAATTGCTCCAGTGATGTATGCTAGTCATACATGGCATGACTGGATTGCTTTTTATCCAGCTAATGGAAATTTTAAACTAGAGAATCATTCACAGTTGTTTCCGGTATGGTTAGATAATAGTGAAAAACCATTGGAGCATTGGAAACGTGGCTGAAATTGAGTTTGAGTTACGTAAGCGTAAAAAGGTACGACAAGACTTTTGGTCTATAAAGTACAACATACACAATGGCTACATTGAGTCAATAGAAGCTGGTAACAAACTTTTACCAGATCACCTTGTTGTATCTTACGCTAGAGTAAAAGACATATTAGCTGGTAAGTTAAATCAAAACGACTACCGAGTTACATTTAACGAAAAGTTAGGCGCACTAGACTTAGTCGATATCAAGCGTCCCAAAGAGTTTAAAAAGAAACATGTATGGGTTGGTTGGCTCAGTGCCGGCGAATCAAATCTTAATATTTTTAGCCCGCTTCGTGTTATACTATTTGCTGATACTGGTATTATGCGAGTAGAAGCAAGTAGAGAATGGTCTACCAGCTTACGTGAAACAATGGACAGACGCGACGACTTAGAAGATATTCCGTTTTTTATTAGTGACATTGAAGATCCACATCAACTACTAGGGCATGACAAAATTAGATTAGTTGATATCATTGAACGTGGCTACTGGGAAAAGAGATTATGGTCATTTATGGATCATGATAACGTGCAAAAGCTTTTGTATCAAGGTCAGCAGATGCGTATCAACATGCCTCCTGTTGCTAGCGAGCTTTCGATTACAAGAATGAACCAGTACAGTCCATTTACAGGAATCATTGACGAGTCATCTATCATAAGTCATGTAGGTAAAGGTAAGCACATTTCAGTCTTTGCTAAGGATGGCGGCATATGGGCACAAAGCCATTATGAAAAAGGCAACGCAATTGATCACTTAGTGGGCAATTTGCGTGTAGCTATTGTACATGGCGACGACCCAGAATCATTTGTAGCATGGGCCGAGCTACCGGCGTTGATGTTAAGACAACATCATCCATTTGAAATACTAACAGATTGGCAGTATCAGAGTAGGCCAAGTTTGTTATATAAAGCTAACAATATTGATATAGGAGTTATAGCTTGAAAACCCCAATTAGTGAATTTGACGTAGTCTTTATTAGCTACGACGAACCAAACGCAGATGAGAATTATGCTGACTTGCTTGAAAAATGTCCATGGGCTAAACGCAGTCATGGTGTATATGGTAGTGATGCTTGCCATAAAGCGGCAGCTAAGTTAGCAGAAACAGAACGCTTCATCACAATTGATGCTGATAACAAAGTACGCCCAGACTTCTTTGAACTTGAACTAGATTTAAACAAGTTTGACCGTAGTGATGTATTATCGTGGTCTGGTAAGAACGTTATTAACGGACTTGTGTATGGCAACGGTGGCGTTAAGCTTTGGCCCAAGAAAGTTGTTGAGCAAATGCGTACACACGAAGCAGTTGATTCGGGTGCTGGTGCAGTTGACTTTTGTTGGGATATTCACTATCATCAATTAAACAACATCTATTCAGATGTGTATAACAACTCTACTCCGTATCAAGCATATCGTGCAGGTTTCCGTGAAGGTGTTAAGTTAGCTCTTATTGATGGTCGCCCAATGGATTGGCGACAAATTGCCGACAAGAACAACTTTAAGAATCATCGCAGACTATTAGTTTGGATGAGTGTTGGCATGGATGTACAAAACGGATTGTGGGCTATGTATGGTGCTCGTCTAGGTTGCTACTTAACTAACCTACGCAAAGACTGGGATTACAAATTAGTTGCTGACTTTGAATGGCACAATGCTTATTGGTCAGAGGAAGTTATGCCACAGTTTGCCGGTACAGAAGTAACATGTCCAGTTAGCAAGTATTCATATGATGCTTCTAAGTTAATGGAAGAAACAAAAAAGCTTGGTAGAGTATTGCACCAAGACTTACGTTTAGAAATTGCTGACTTAGATGAAGCAGGAAGCCGTTTCTTCAAGGCAAGTTATTTTAACCCACATCGCCTTGGCCCAACAGTCAAAGAAAGTGATGTAGAACAGTTTATTGCGGAGTAAATTTGCTAGACGTTTTCTTTATTACAATGGGAGAATTGGGAAGCGAATCTAATTGGAATCGCTTACTTGAATTTGCTCCTAACGCAAAGCGTGTAGAAAATGTTAAAGGCATTTACAACGTTCACAAAGCATGTGCTGAACAAAGTACAACTGATAACTTTTGGGTAGTTGACGCAGACGCTTGGATAGTTGATGGATTCTCATTTGACTGGGAACCTGATCCTAATGTAAAGCATTGGAGCTCCCCAGAACCAGAATGTGTTGTTATATGGCCCAGTTATAATCCTGTCAATGAACTTGTGTACGGATATGGTGCTGTAAAGGTTTTCCCACGAAAGCCATTTTTAGAAGACCGCGGATGGTCAATTGACATGAGCTCGTCGATTGTTAGAGTAGTTGTGTCTAAAGAAACAGTAAGTTGTGAAACTAGATTTAATGCTACACCTGAATCAGCGTGGATCGGTGCGTTTCGTGAATGTGCTAAACTGTCAAGCTTGTCAATGGTCAAGACTCGTATTCGTAAGGCAAATGCAAACGAAGCAAAAAGTTTACAAGACATTGAAGACTACATTAAAAGTCAATCATGGGACAACGACAAAAAAGCAAACTATCGTCGCACACAAACTTTGTTAACTCAAGAGCGTTATAAAGATGAGCAAAATATTTTCAAATACTGGGAAGAAATTGAAAATTATAGTCAACGTAGACTAACATGGTGTACACACGGCTGGCATAAACCAAATGGAAAATATGTATTGTTAGGAGCACAAGCCGGAAGTAAGTTTGGATTAGAAAACAGCGACAACTTAGAAGCATTAAACCTAATCAATGATTGGGAGTGGTTGAAGAAGGAATTTAAAAATGTCAATATTTAAAAAGGCTGTAAGCAAAAATAATAACAAAACTCTTAAAGACTTTCCTGTAGTGTTTTTAAGCTTTGATGAACCAAATGCTGATGAGCATTGGGACATGCTCCGGGCAGTTACCCCACACAAAAATATTGCCAGAGTACATGGTGTTGTTGGATTTGATACAGCACACAAAACGGCCGCCGCTCAATTTCCCGATAGTGAATATATTATTACAGTAGATGCTGACAATCAAGTTGAGCCTGAATTCTTTAAACGACCTGCACCAGAAGGTATGAATGGGAAGATAAGTTATACATGGGGCGGCAGACAATATACAAACGGACTCATGTATGGCAATGGTGGTCTAAAGCTTTGGAGTACAGAACACTTGGCCAATATGAAAAGCCATGAGTTAGCCGATGAAGAACGAGATGCTGTTGATTTCTGCTGGGACTTTAATAGATATAAAGACATTCCAGGATGCTACTCAACTGTTTATACAAACGGCAGTCCTTATCAAGCTTTTCGTGTTGGTTTCCGTGAAGGTGTTAAGCTTTCTATGGATCAAGGCCAATTACTTTCCTTCGAAGAATGGTCCACAAAAATGCATGCCGCAAACTTCCAACGCTTGCTTACATGGATGACAGTAGGTACTGATGTCCAACATGGTGCTTGGAGCATATATGGTGCTCGTTTAGCAGTAAAGCTTTTACAATACGACGACTTTGATTTTGTAAACATTAGGGATTATGATTGGTTCAAAGAATTTTTTGCTGAGGAAGCAAAACATAACCCAATTAAAGCAAGCAAAGCACTAGGTAAACAAATCAGTGAAGGTCTTGGCTGGATATTACCAGACTTAGATGAAGACCAAAGTCGTTTAATTAAAATGACACAATTACATCCAGCTAAAGCGTTGACCTATGAAGATGTTCGTTGGAGAACTAACTTAAAATTATTTGGATGGTTTAATGGACAATAATGCAGAACTAAGAAGCTCACTGATCTACTTTGTAGATGAAGCAATTGGCTGGCGTAAAAGTTTGCATCATTATCAACGTTGGGTAGAAACTGGCGAGAGATCTGATCTTGAAGCACTAATCATTGAAGTAGGCAGAGAACACTTTGTTGACTTGTATCCATTGTTAAATGCTGTCAAAGAAAACAATGATGCAGAAGGACTACTGGTTCTTCACAGCGCATTGCAAAAAGGACTGTATGTACCCGAAGCATGGTTGACTCATAAAGAAGAAAAGCGTGTTAAATTATTACCGCTTGATCTTAATCTCAATGATAGTTTATTTGATAACGCGGCAACTTTGTGGAGACTGCGTGATTGGGTTAGCGAGAACACTAAAGTAAATGATGTTGATAGCCTTACTGTAATGGCGTATGCACATCAGTTGTTATTAGACGCAAGGACTGATTTCTTTAAAGTGTTTGATTTGTTTGAAATACTTTTTGGTGCCGATACGTTGTTATCGTGCATTACAAATACTAGTATAACAAAGCTTGGTAAAGTTATTGGAACTTACTATCCGCTTCAAGCAAAGCACATAGAACGTTTAGCATCGGCTGTTTCAAACAATCCTTCACTAAACTGGAAAGATGCGCTAAGTCGCAATCAAGTTAAGAGCAAACTATGGCTTGTTGACAAGCTTAAAGAACAAAAGATGTATCCTGAAAAGCGCAGGATTACTGACCTAGAGCATACAACTGTTATTGTAGGCGGTTGGGTTGGACTATTGCCTTTCTTAATGTCAATGAGAGGCATGAACTTGGACAGCGTTATTAATGTTGACATTGATGCATCTGTGCATCCGGCAGCCAACGAATTAAATCTTGGAAACTTTACCAAGTTTAAAAATTCTAAAGAAGATATACGAACTTTAGATTTTACAAAGTTCAAAAAACTACTGGTCATTGATACTATTGTAGAGCACTTTGAAAAGCACGGCGAGTGGGTAGCAACATTACCTAGCACAGCAAATATAGTACTACAAGGCAATGACATGTTCCATGTTCCTGACCACGTTAATTGCCACAAGACGTTAGAAGAGTTTGCAGACTCGTGCGGATTGTCTGATAAAAACTGGTACGGTGAATTGCCGCTATATAAGTGTAATAGATATATGGCTATTGGCAAGGTATGAGTTATAGAGCAGAACGTACTCCCGTTAAAATTGATTTAGAACGCTTGGTTGAAGAAGCGTTAAAATTGACATGGGACGAAGAAAATCAAATAACTAGATCACAAGTTGCTATTCAAAACGGTGGAGCAGATGACTGGGACGAAGGAACAGGATCAAGACCAGGACAAGCCGAAACACAGTGGGATAAGTTGCACCCATCGTTAGTTGGCACTTGGTGGGAAACTGATTTCTTTCCCAGCTTGCCTTGGAAAGTGTATCGTACAAGGATCATGACAATGGAAGGTCGCAAGTGCTACAGCATACACAAAGACGACAATCCAAGATTACACATTGCTTTAAAAACAACCAATCAGGCTCGTTTCATTTTTACGAAGCCACCTGAGATTATACACATTCCAGCAGATGGACATGTTTGGTGGGTAGATACACGCAACGAACATACAGCAATAAACGGCTCACTTGAATCTCGCATCCATCTTTTGATGAGCTTGGCTAACACCGACGTAGACTAACTGATACATACACGTATGAGTCTATACGTAAAAACAACAACTGCCGACGAGTTTAAAGATTACAGAGCAGACTATGTTGTATTCTTGAAAAAGATAGCACAACTGAAAAGCCCTGCCTTTGTTAATATGGGACCACAAATGCCAATGGGGTTCTTACACTTAGTTGACAATCAAAAAAGGTGGCAAACTGGAGAGGGCCAAATTGGTCTACTATACGATGATGTAAGTGGATCTATAGTTGGAATCAGTGCTGTTGAAAATTGTCAATTATCAACTGAACTAAGTTCAGGCGGTAATCGTTGCTGGATACTTCCAAAGTATCGTCAGAATAATGAAATAACAAAGTATCTGCTAAAGTCTAATTTGGACTGGTCCAGAAACGAAGGCAAGTCTGGAATGTTGCTTACATTTAATCAGTACAACAAATGGATCTATGATACTGTAGTTAAACTGTCAACAAACTCTGGTGCAACACTGGGCACAGTTTGGAGCGATTGGTGGGATGACTGTATTGCATTACCTAGAATGGTTAGATTACACAATACGCCTCAGTGGGCAGTAATTAAACCACTTGATGAAACCAAGTGCGAAGCATTAGTCGAAGAGTTAGACAAAAAGTATGGTGTAAGAGATAAGCCATTCATTCAAACATCAGTAAAAAATGTCAGATATAATTAATACAGAAAACAACTATCTAACCTATTACTATAACGACGATCCTAACCAGTATTGGCGTTATGACAAGTACGACACTACTCATATGCGAGTAGGAGGATGTACACGTAAACCCTTTAGTTTCAAAACAGAGATAGTTAGGACAGCCCGTTCGCTAACATACAACTATCCAGACATTACTATTTTTATGAGTGGCGGCCTTGACAGTGAAATTGCATTAAGAGCATTCTTGGCCGCAGGCTTGCGTCCTAAATTAGCAACAGTACGCTTCCCAGGCGGAGCAAATGACCACGACATTGGTCCTATGCTAAAGATGGTTGCTGAGATGGGACTAGATTGTAAGATTATTAACTTTGACATTGAGAAGTTTGTTGAGTCAGGTGAATGTTATGAAGTTGCTAAACGCTATCAAGCATACAGTTTATATCAACAAATGTTGCTTCGTGTCGCGGAAGATTATGCGGCTCCAATGATTACTGTTGACGAAGTTGAACTTGAAAAGATTCCTAGTATCGATTGGGACACTGGCAAGAGCACGTTAAAGTGGTACTTCTTAAAGAAAGAAGATCAAGATGGTGTATGGAGAAGATTTAATAAGATAACAGGCATTCCTGCTCTTAATAACTTTTATACATACAGCCCAGAGTCTATGTTATCCTTCTTGGATTTGCCTACAGTAGATGATTTAATCAATGATAGAATCTTTGGCAAGCTTGGATGGACAAGTAGCAAAATTCAAATCTATTCACATACTGGATTCCAGTTTAGACCACGACCCAAATTCACTGGAGTTGAAAATTACATGCACCTGTGGAATCAGGTACAATACAATATACATGAACACCTAGGCGAAATGTTATCAAGAGGATACGGTGTTGATGCTTTAGAACTAAGAGACAATCTGAGAGCAGGAAAAGAAACATTATGTCATATAATTTAAAACCACTAGATGAACACGACTTGGACCTTATGGTAACAACTGCCATGGCAATTTACGAAGGCAGCGATCCAGACAAGTATCCTGACTT